ATGCTTCTGTTTCTTTCCGAGTCCTGCTGAGTAGATACCGGTTGAGGCTTCCGGGTAATACTTGAGAAACTCCTTGCAGTTCTGCTCGATCAGCTCTTTTGAGTCCGTGACCTGGATAATCCGGGTTCCTGGGTGATCCGTTAAGACTTTACGGCAGATTTCAGCGATGAGGAGACTTTTTCCAGAACCGGTCGGGGCACACAGGAGAGGCGCCTTGCCTCTGTATTTCCAATAGTGCCATAATGCGTCGATTGCAGTTTGTTGGTATGGGCGGAGAATCATGTTTCACCCTTCATGTGGCTTACAATCCATTGATCAATCTCATATATTCTCTGATGTAGTTCGTTATACATATCAAACTCTTCTGCAAAGTTGTCTCTATTCCCCCACGGCAGATTGCTCTTATTATCAATAACAAGATCGTTTGCCCAAAAAATAACGCTACCAGATGCAAATTTATTTGTATTAATATAGAAATTTCTTTTAATTTTATCTTCCAATATGCGTGAGATATTAACAAACGAATTATCCATTATTATATTAAAAGCAGAAGCCACCGCATCTTTTTTCTTTGACATGCGATATGTTGTTATAGCAGATTTAAGTTTTAATGGGTTTATAAAAAGATTAAATGTGTGGTTTGGACTTGGAACAAGATTATTATCAATAGAAATGTCAAATTGCCCAATTTCTCCTATTTCTATTTCTATATCACTTTTACTAAAAAATGAAATTGTAGTGCCTACTTTTATTGGGCCACTGTAAGTATCTGATGTATCACAAAACTCAAAAATAAAATTAATTAAAATTTCTGCTGAATTTTGCTCACGTTCATCGTATGTGGTCATCCCATCTCCTCACTCGACAAATACCCTGGCCCGTTGCGTCTCCCGTCTGCGTAAAGGATCCAGTTTTCCTCCTCTGACGCGTCCACCGCTTCAGAGTGAACCAGGTGCGGGTTAAAGATATGGCGTTCACATACCTCCTCTGTCTCGCATCGTCCCCAATGTGCACAGGTGCGACAACAGATGTGAGGTAACTCCTCCCAATTGCATATCTTCTGATACTCACACCACTTACACTCAAACGATTCAAACCGCTCAAGCGGGGCGTCTGACGTGACGATTCTTTCAGCCTTGTTTATCAATAAATCGTATGTTGGTTTATGGAACTCAATCCGCTCTGAATAGATTTCGTCTGTGTTTTTGTTAACCACAATATACAGAGCCCGTTTTAAACCCACTGCGCCCATATAGACCATCATTTGAGCGAAGTGTAATGGTTTAGAATGCTCAACCCCATGCTTGAGCATCTGTTTGTAACTTTTATCATTCGCGGTCTTTATCTCAAGCAGGTGCGGTGTTTTCGGCGCTTCCGGGATCCCTACAACCATCCCGTCAATGCTTCCGGCAAACCTGCCACCAAACATCTCGAACCGGATCTGGTTGCCGTCATTTCCTAGGTCGCAGACATATACACCGGCCCGCCTGAGTTCCCGTATAATTCGTTCTTCCTCGCGTTTGCCCGTCTCAAAGAGCCGTAACATCCTTCCAGAGAAGGCCGGGAGTTTGCAGTGGTGATAACTGTACCATAAAGCCCGCTCGCACTGGGCTCCAATCTGGGAGGCTCCCAAGTGGGGGCGGGGTGGGGAGTTTTTGTAGGTGGAATAGATGAGATCAACAGTGGGAGAAAAAAGGTTATTCGGAAGGGTTACCATTGGGCTCACTTCTCCCAGGGCTTTTTTCCACCTGGAGAAGGAGAAGAAGATTTTAGAGGGCCCCTTGCCTTTATAATGTTCTGTTCCCCATATTCGCCGCTTGCCGGTCTGATTCCAACCTTTATCATAAGTGGCTTGTCATGCAATTCATTCGAATCCTTTGGATGAAGTACACCAACTGCATGACAGATACTTGAGAGGGTTTTTTGTGCTATCTGAACAGCTACTTCATTGCTATTGATCAGGTTGATATTTTCAAAAATTAACCTATTCTTATATTCCCCATCTACTATCTGATAGGTTAACTGAAGATATTTCCCAGATCCAGACTTAGTGTCTTTCATGTCGCTCGAGGTAATTACCGCGGTATATTCACCGGTTGGTATTGGTGAGAAGTCGTTCATCGGTTCGATTGCTTCTGCGTTAAAATCGATCAATGCCATGTTAGTTCGTTCCTGGTATGTGTTGCTCGAATTCACTCCATACGAGCGGGAGAGTTTCAGGCATGCTGTAGCGGTTCTTTGATACGTAAGCCGGGTTTGCACCCACATTAATGACACGTTCACCCGTGCTTATTGCCCGGTTCCTCTTTTCACCAAAACCTGCCTCCTCTGTCTTCAGGAGGGTTTTGAGTGATGCAAAGCCTATGATGTCGCTGTATTCTTCAGCGATTGCAGAGGCCCTCTTGTGTAGTTTGAGAGCGTGCATGTCATATGCCGGGTGTATAGGATCTTCGACATGCTGAATGACACTGTGAGCGGTCATTATAATGAGCATGTCCTTTTCGTCCCTCAAGGCCGTTACGTAAGCAAAGAACTTTCGCCATTCCGTGCAGGTCTCAACGTATCCGCGGCCATATCCTGGGGCTTCTATACTTGAGACTCCTAACCGTTTGCAGGTTGCCTGCCAGATAAGAGGCTCCAGCCAGTCTAGGCTGTCTACAACCACGCTTTTGAATTCGTGGTTCTCTGTTGCTAATACCTGGAGTGATTCGAGAACCTCTTCAAAGGTTGTTGCCAGGGGGAACCGTGGGGCGTCTAATACCCCCAGTCCGTCTTCCGTTTGGATTACAATAGGTTCAGGTGCAGAAACGGCAAAGGTTGTTTTTCCTATGCCTGCTTCTCCATAGATTATCATTCGAGGGGGTTTTATTGACGCCCTCGAGATGTCTTTAAGTGATATCATGGTTTTTTCCGTTTTGTTTGGTAGGTCGTGTACGAGTTGTAAATGCCGGGTAAGGTGCCGGCGTATGGCGGGAGGGTGGGGATGAACCACCCTGACGCGGGGGGTGTAACAGGTTTCACGCTGATGGCACCTGTTACAACATAATGTTTAATTCAAAAGTATATAAAGGTATTCTGAAAGCAATTGCTTATATATTGATAAGTGTAATATTATACTATGTTAACTCTAGAACAGATAGTTAGCAGGTTGCACGATAGGAACTTAAAGAAGGTGGCTGAAGCGTGTGATTTGAATCACGTATCACTTTGTAAGTTGATACGCGAGCCGTCGGATAGGTGTGAATACAGGACCGTAAAGAAGTTATCAGATTATCTTGAGGGGAATAAATGAGCGGGTGTATTAGAACGTGCCCTAGGTGCGGTAAAGGGCATATGAAAGGAGTAAACTGTATGCTTTTTAGTAAACATATGAAACAGGCCGGAATTGTGGATCTTGCGGTTCCTAAAATTTCAAGTGGTATAAAAGTGAGCGGATTAATTTGCGGGCGGTGCGGGTACGTTTCTGATTGGTGATATAAAATGAGTCTAATTATTGATCCTGAATTTAAAGCGCTGATTCCACCACTTACACCAGAAGAGCGGTCAGGGCTTGAAGAGATGATTAAGGCCGAAGGGTGTAGGGACGCATTAATAACGTGGCACGGGATTATCATTGATGGTCACAACCGGTACGAAATTTGCACCAGGAATGATATAGAATACCGGGTTGATGAGCGTGACTTTTCAGGAAGAGATGATGTAAAAGTATGGATTATCAAAAACCAGTTCTCAAGAAGAAACTTACCAGCCTATGAGCGGGCTAAGCTTGCACTTGTATTAAAGCCATTAATATCGGCAAAGGCAAAGGAGAATCAGGTTAAATCTGGTGGGGCGGTTCCACAGAAATCTGTGAACCCGGTTGATACGCAAAAAGAACTTGCGAAGGTTGCCGGAGTATCACATGACACCATTTCAAAGGTTGAAAAGATAGAGCATAAAGCGCCTGAAATAGTAAAAGAAAAACTTTCAACCGGTGAAATGAGCATAAATGAAGCGTATAAGGAAATACGAAAAGCAGAAAAAGAAGAGCAAAAACAGATTGCAATTGAGTCTCTAAATAAAGAAGTTCTAACACCAACCGGTCTTTATCATGTTCTTGTAGTCGATCCTCCATGGCAATATGATAAGCGGGCTGAAGATGCAACACACAGGGGGCGGTGTCTCTATCCAACTATGACCATAAGTGAGATAATGGATATGGAAATACCAGCAGAAGAGAACTCTGTTTTGTGGTTATGGACTACGAACGCATTTCTCCATGATGCATATCATATTATTGAAGAGTGGGGTTTTACACCTAAAACCGTGCTAACCTGGGTAAAAGACCGTATGGGAACCGGGGACTGGTTACGGGGTAAAAGTGAACATTGTATTATGGCTATCAGGGGAAAGCCAGTTATTGATCTAACCAATCAGACAACAATATTAAACGCCCCATTAAGAGAACACAGCAGAAAGCCAGATGAGTTTTATCAAATGGTTGGTGATTTGTGCCCTGGGAGAAAGATAGATATTTTTTCAAGAGAGCCGCGGGAAGGCTGGGATCAGTGGGGTTGTGAAAGTGACAAGTTTTAATGATTTACCACAAGCACAAATGGGTTTTGAAGGAGAAAAGCACGTAATAGAAGAACTAAAACAACTTGGATTCTTTATTTTTAAATGTACAGATGCATTAGATTCAGACGCAAGATCAGAATATAATAAGGCTCCAAAAATTCACGGGGCAAATGTTACGTATATTTTTCCAGACATTTTAGCATTTAAAGATAGTAAATCATATTTAATTGAAATTAAAACAAAAACAGAACCGACTCTTTTTAGAAAAACTCAACAACTCCAGCACGGTATAAATTTAAGACATTATAATGATTATTTGAACGTCTTAAAAATTACAAATTACGATTTGTGGCTCGCAATTTATGAAAGATCTTCTCATGAAATTCTTTTGAGGCGCCTCATAGATCTTCCGATAGATCATTATGCAAACATGTACCAGCGTGGGCGATATGTTGACATGGTTTATTTTAATAGAGACGAATTCGCACCGTTTTGGTGGTTTTTAGATATTACAACAAAATACCCTGGAGATATAATAATCTCAAATGATGCTGGTATATGTTGGAAAGCAAGCAAAACATACACACAACAAACCTTGGTTTTTTAACATGACAACAGAACTTTATGAGACAATTAAATCTAATTTAGAACTGCTTTTTGAGTATGGACAAACCTTTGAGGTAAGGGCGATAAACGGCAGAAAGATTTGTGCAGGGTTTTTTCGTGACTGTGAGACGGCAGCAAGAGAGATAGTAAAACTCGATGTGTCGGCTGCCTGGGTTGGTATTTATGTTACTATCAACGAGGTCGATCCTGAACTATACAACAACCGCCCTGATGTAATGAGTCCTGCGTATGGGGTTAAGCTCACCGGAGACGCCGACATTATCAATCGGAGATGGTTGGTCATTGACGTGGACCCAGAACGCAAGGCCAGCACGTCTGCAACAGAGTCAGAAAAAAAGTTAGCTATGGATATCGGCGGGGCAGTTCGTAACCACCTGAGGGGTATGGGGTTCCCTGAACCAATTATAGCCGATTCCGGTAATGGGATGCATGTTTTATACAGGATAGATGAACCGGCAAAAACGGATTTAATTAGAAAGGTTCTGGTTAACCTTGCTAAAAAGTTTAATTCTACATCTGACGGTATAAAGTGTAAAATTGATACCAGCGTTTCAAACGCTGCCAGGATTATCAAACTATATGGAACAATGTCTCGGAAGGGTGAGAATACCGAGGAGAATCCTCACCGGAGAAGCTACGTCCTGTTTGCTCCAGACAATATAGAGATTGTTCCTCATGAGTTATTAGTTTTAGCATCTGGAGAAATGGAAACGACACATGAGGATATAGAGCGGTTATTTACAAAAAAAGAGGATTTTAAACCGCTTATAGAATATCTTAACGAGTGGGGCGTTACGTGGTATAAGAAGTTCAGAAAGGCGGATGATTTGGGGTATAAATTAGACATTTGCCCGTTCTCTTCAGAAGATCACAGGGGGGATGCGTATGTGAGCCAGAACATATACACGGGTGAACTTACCGCTAAGTGTTTTCATGATTCTTGCGGCGGGCAGAATGGCCCTAACCGGTGGAAAGAGTTCAGGGCAATTTATGATCCGTTTTATTATAATGGTCCCAACCTGTTTGAAGTTAAGGAAGAAGACATTCCCGAAGTCAAATATCATAAATTAGACGTTAAACTGTCTCGTAACAATTTTATTGTTAAGTATATTGATTACTGGAAAACCAGGACGGATGCTTATAATGAGTATCACTATGCAGCAGCCCTCTCATTATTATCAATCGCTGCTGATAGGGTGTTGGTTTACAGGTTGGCTTCAGCGAATATCTATACTAATATCTGGATGATGTGTCTTGGTAAGAGTTCTATCAGCCGGAAGAGCACGGCAGTAAACACAACTAACCTTATCCTCGATTCAGGCGACTGGTTAAAACCGTTTCACCGCTTCCCTGGAATGTTTTCAACAGAGGGACTTATCGAGGAGATGAGCGAAGAACCGAGGGGGTATATGATTATTGATGAGTGTGCTCAGCTCCTTGTATCCATAAACCAAAAGAAATACCTTTCAGATATGAGGGACGTGCTTTGTAAGCTGTATGATTGTGTTGGAACTAGGAGAAAATTAAAAACATCTCGCGGGAAGGTTTCAGAGTTTAAGGTTGAAAATCCATATGCGACGTTTCTTTATGCAACCACTCATGAGAGTTTTTTGCGTGGGTGCTCTGATGCAGACTTAACTTCTGGTTGGCTTATCCGGTTCTTGTATTGTTACCCTCAGTATCAAAGAGATACAATGGGGGTAAGGGACGCGACTGGGGATGAGGAGATACACCTGGGAGATATCGCTTCGGAGTTCTGGAAGATTTCTAACGAAATAAAGGCATATGAAGAGATAAGATGTTCTCTCACACCTTCTGGATATAGTTATTTTAATGACTGGATGAGCAAAACAGAAGCGGAATTGTTACAGTCTGGTGTGCATGGATCGGTATTTCAGCGGTACGCTATGTATGCTCTCAAGATGGCTGCACTTTACTATATTGGTGAGCCTGGGGTATGTGAGTCCTGGGACAAATGCGAAAAGAAGTTGTGGATTCATATTCCAGACTCGTTTTTAATTGAGTCTGTCCGGCAGATAAACGATTATTTCCTCCCTATTTCGAGAGGAGTAATATGTGATGTGTCGGACGCTGCATCAGATAACATTCAGAATAAGATTATCATGTTCTTGAGAGGAGAGCCGAACAGAACGGCAAAAAAAAGCAAGTTGTTAAGGTATATTCGTAAACCTGCAAAAGAGGTAAACACAGCTCTTGAGACAATGGAAGAGGCAGAAATGATTGTGATGTTTCAAGGTAAAGAAGAAGGAGTTAAAAAGCAGCCATTGTATATTAGATGTATTATGGATTAAGAAATTTCATTCTTTCATATAATACATATAATTTTTATTTTTC